GTATAAATACATATCAATTCTATTCTCAAGAGCAAAATAGATATATAAAAATGTATAAAGTAAAAAAAGGAAAAGAAGAATTAATTAAAACAGCATCACAAATAAAAGTGATAAAAACATTGAAAAATCTATGGGATGAGGTGAAAGATAATGACTAAGGAAACAGATAAAGAAATAGAAGCAAAGAAGCTATTAAATAATAGACAAATAGTCTTTGTACAAGAATATATGAAAACAAATAATATAACACAATCAGCAATCAGTGCAGGATATAGTGTGAAGACAGCTGGACCACAAGGTTGTAGACTGTTAAAACAAAATAATGTCAGGAGATACATCAATGCTATCAATGAAAGGTTACAATCATGCAGAATTGCAGACATTCAAGAGGTAATGGAATATCTTACTTCTGTTATGAGAGGAGAACAGAAAGACCAGTTTGATATGGATGTATCTGTACAGGATAGAACACGAGCCGCCTCCGAGCTAGCACGTAGATTAGATGTACAATCTAAGAATATTAATGTGGATGCAAGAGTTCTTATAGTTGATGATATTCCAGATGATGTTGAGTTAGAAGAGGAAGATAATGAAGAGTAAAAAGACATCACTTATTAATTGCATAGGTCCAGCTTTCTATAATATCCACAATGATATTAAAAATCATAAGCACACATATTATGACTTGACCGGTGGACGAGGTTCTTTGAAATCCTCATTTGTATCCATAGAGATAGTCTTTAATATGATGAAAAAGGAAAATGCTGAAAAGCATGCTGTCGTGTATAGAAAAGTAGGAGATACATTAGAGACTTCTGTATTTGCACAAATTGAATGGGCTATTGATAAATTAGGTGTAGCAAGTGATTGGAAACTCACTAAATCTCCAATGAGAGCGGAATATCTACGAACCGGACAGAGAATTATATTTAAGGGATTGGATAAAGCGGCAAAGTCTAAATCTATCAAAGTGCCTTTTGGATATATAGGTTATCTGTGGTTTGAGGAGTTTGATGAGTTTGCAGGCGAAGAAGAAATAAGAAAAGTTCAACAGTCTGTTATCAGAGGTGGTAATGACTTTATAGTATTCAAATCTATGAACCCACCTAAATCGAGACAGAACTGGGCTAATGATTATATAGAGAAAGAAAAACTAAGACCTGATACTGTCGTATCTCATACAACATACTTACAAGCTCCGCCTGAATGGTTAGGACAACAGTTCATAGATGATGCTGAGTGGCTCAAGCAAGTAAATCCCAAAGCATATGAGCATGAGTATTTAGGTATACCAGTTGGAAATGGTACAGAAGTATTTGATAATCTTGAGATTAGAAAAATTACAAATAAAGAAATTGCTAAATGGGATAAGTTATACAGAGGTGTTGACTGGGGTTGGTATCCTGACCCATTCCATTATGGATGCATGTATTATGATAGTGCAAGAATGACTTTATATATCTTTGAAGAATTTAGAGCTAATAAGATGAAGAATAAAGATACTGCTCAAGTATTATTAGATGATTTCCATTTAGGAAGATTTGATGTGGTGACTTGTGATAGTGCCGAGCAGAAATCAGTGGCGGATTATAGAAGCTATGGAATTAATGCACGAGGTGCAGAAAAAGGACCAGATAGTGTAAGATATGGAATGAAGTGGTTACAATCATTAATTAAGATAGTAATAGACCCAGTTCGTTGTCCTAACACTTCTGAGGAATTTAAGAAGTATGAATATGAGTTAGATAAAGATGGAAATCCAACTTCTAATTATCCAGATAAAGATAACCATTCGATAGATATGACAAGATATGCTATGGAACAAGTATGGAAGAGACGAGGTAGATAATACAACTTTTTATTGTGTTATTATTTATCAACATTTATAATTATAATGAACTTATTTAAAATGAAAGGAGTAACAAAGATGGAAACGACAATAGATATACTAGGCACAGTATATAGAATTGAATCAAGTGAGGAGATTAGTACAGATTTAGCAATAAAATCATTAGATGGAGAAACAAATTTTATTGATAAAGTAATTAAAATAAAATATCCTTTAGATATGCTACCTGGTGATGACTGCACTAATCATAAGCACACATATTATAAGCAAGTTCTAAGACATGAATTAGTACACGCATTTTTTTATGAAGCTGGATTAACTGATTATGCATATAATGAAACGCTTGTAGAGTTTATAGCATCACAATTTCCAAAATTATCAAGCTTATTTAAAAATGAGGAGGTAGAAAAATGATAAAAAAATTACTGCGATTAATACAACAGGCGATTGACAAGATGCTGGGGTATACCTCAATCACTAAAGCAATAGACATAGAAGAAACAACTGTATCTATTTCTATGTCAGATGCTTTCACGTTATGGAAGCAAATGTATAAAGACCAAAGTCCTTGGCTTGATGAAGATAAAGGTATATATTCATTAGGGTTAGCTAAGCAGATATGTAATTCTTTTCAACAGCAGATGTTATCCGAATTGGAAACAAGAATAACTGACCCTGGGATGGATGAAGATGTAGACGAGGATAAATCTAATCAACCTGATGAAATAACAACACGAGCACAATTTTTAAATGATGCTTATAAAAAGAAGCTTATTAAAAAATTACCTCAAGCTGTAGAAAAAGCTCTTGCTTTAGGTGGTATGATTATAAAGCCTTATATATCAAACAATAAAATCTACTTTGATTTTAGTTTTCAAGGTGATTTCTTACCTATAGCTTTTGATGATGATGGAAATATCACAGATATAGCATTTTATGACCAGTTTGTTTCCGGCGAATATGTGTATACAAAGGTAGAGAGACAGACATTTTCTCAGACAGAAAATAAGATTGTTATTGAAAATAAAGCATTTAAAGCTAAATTGGTACAGTCAGATGATAATGAAGAGCAAGAGTTAGGTAAGGAAATCCCATTAGCTGATGTAGATAGATGGGCTACAATCTCACAAGAACCGGTTACTATTGAAAACGTAGATAAGCCATTATATGGATTTTTTAAAGTGCCTATTGCAAATAATATAGATTTTGACAGCCCATTAGGTATATCATTATTTAGTCCTGCAGTAGGAATTATAGAAAGAGCAGATAAGCAGTTCTCAAGACTTGACTGGGAATATGAAGGTGGACAGCTTGCGGTTGATGTAGACCCTACTGCTGTTACATATTCCACTAATTATTATGGTACACAAATGGAGTTAGACCAGTGTAAGAATAGACTATATAGAAAATTGGATTTAGGTTCAGATGAGACATATAACCAGTGGGCTCCATCTTTGAGAGATAATAATTATATTCAAGGTTTGAATAATTATAAATGTATAATTGAGGATGTTATAGGACTTGCAAGAGGTACTATATCAGACCCAAATAGTGATGCTAAGACAGCTACAGAAATCAAACTAATGAAGCAAAGAACTTACATCACTGTTACTGCAATGCAGGAAGCATTGGAGAGTGCTATCTTAGATACAGTCAGTGCTATGAATGTATTTGTTGATTTATATGGGCTTTTCGCAGATGGGGATTATGAGACCAAAATTGATTGGAAGGATAGTATACTTACTGATACAGATACAGAGCTTGAACAGAAACTTACAATGGAACAAGCAGGTATTCTAAGCAAAGCAGAAGTAAGAGCGTGGTATACTGGTGAATCTATAACAACTGCTCAATTAGCTATAGATAAAATGCAACAAGCACAACAGCAACAGCAATTAAATGATTTATTCACTCAAGTACCTGAAGCTACTTTGGAGAATAATCAAAATAATACTAATGCTCAACCTAGTAATAAAGAAGGAGATAACAGCTAATGATTAGTGAAGCAGATTTAACAGATTATGCTTATATCGTATCAGCTCGATTTGATGCTATAAATACTCATTATATCAAGCTTATGGCAAAACAGATAAAGGAGATAGGAAAACTATCTCCTTCTAACCTTTTCAGATTACAGCAAATGTCTAAAATGCAACAAAACATTGACTCCATTGAATATCTATTAGCACAGGAAACCGGAAAGACATTGGATGAGCTTGATAAAGTATTAGAACTAAGCGGACTATCCGTATATAAAGATGCATATGATTTATATGTTGCTCATAATAGAATACAAGTACCTTTTAAGCAAAATCAAAACATGATGAATTATATTAGAAGTGTACAGAGTCTAACACATAACACATTTATGAATATGTCTAACACAACTGTTATATTTGAACCTTATAGAAACCTCGTTGATGTGGCTATTGATGCTGTGACAAATGGTATAGATTCCTATAATAATATCATACATAAGCAATTAACAGATTCCACACTACAATCTAATTTAAGATATGCAGATGAAGGATTAAAAGTAACATATGCAAGTGGTCTTACACGAAGATTAGACAGTGCGGTTAGAATGAATGTATTAGAAGGAGTTAGACAAGTTAATAATGGCATCAGAGAAAAAGCTGGAGAAGAATTTGGAGCAGATGGTGTAGAAGTATCAGCTCATGCTTTGTGTGCAAGAGACCATATAGATATACAAGGAAAGCAGTTTACCAAAAAAGAGTTTGAGTTACGAAATGAAGAATTAAGGCGTCATATATCTACTTGTAATTGTAAGCATTACACTTTTCCAATAATATTAGGTGTATCTAAACCAACTTATACTGATAAAGAGCTTAAACAGTATAAAGAGAATAGTGAAAAACCGGTAAATATTAATGGAAGAGAAATGACAAAATATCAGGCTACACAAGCTCAGCGAAATATGGAGACAGCAATTAGGAAGCAAAAAGATAAATATATCTTCGCAGACACAATGGGTGATACAGAAATGGCTGAGAAGATAAAAAATAATATAAATCAATTACAGTCACAATATAATTCTATATCACAACAAGCTGGGCTATCTCCTAAAATGGATAGAACTTATGTGCCTGGATATAAAGGAAAGCAAGTCAAACCTAAGTCAATTAAATTAAGCATATAATCAACAAGTTATCAACAATCTGTTGATAACTTTTTTAGTTTGATTAATTGTTTATAACTATGTGTATAACTTGTTAATAACTACTTTACAAATGTTGATAACTTGTGTATAATACAATATGAAGTAAACCACAGACCAGAAAGTGGTCTATAACAATTATTTTAGTTGAAAAGGAGCAATAAAACATGAAAAACATTTACGAAATTCTTAAATCTTATGGAATTGAAATTCCTGAGGATAAGAAAGAAGCTTTTGACAAGGAAGTTTTGGAGAATTACAAGACAGTGAGCGAGGTTGATACTTTACGAACTAAGTTAAGCAAAGCAGAGACAGAGAGAGATACTATTCAGACAAAATATGATACTGATATAGCTCAGAGAGATGCTGATTTAGTTAGTTTACAGACACAGCTGAAGGAGGCTGGTGGAGATGCAGAGAAGTTAGCCACCTTACAAGCTAATTTTAATACTCTGCAGACAACTTATAACACTGCTAAGGCAGATTATGAGAATCAGTTAGCTGAACAGGCTTATGACTTCGCTGTTAAGGAAAATTCAGCTAAACTTAAATTTTCTTCTAACTCAGCAAAGAAGGCATTTATGTCCGACTTGAAAGCTAAAAAGTTATCAATGGAAAATGGAAAAATCTTAGGATTTGATGATTTTGTGGATGCATATAAGGAGCAGGATGCTGGGGCATTTATCACAGAGAACACAGAACCTAAAAATGATGAACCAAAACCATCTTTTAGTGGTAAAACAAATCCAAGTGATAACACAGACCCAAAGCCTGAACCAACACCAAAAGAAAGACCAATTATATGGTAGTTATAAGGAAGGAGAAAACTTATGCCAAGAATTGAATCATTATCGGTATTACTTGACCCAAAAGGTAAAATGCTTCTATCAGAAGCATATGACGGTGTACTGGAGAATGTACAAAAATCTACTATTTCAGGACAGATTAAGAATCAGGACTTATCTGGAGACCCAACTGCAGGAACAGTAGAAGCAAAGAGATTTGCAAATGCAAAATCTAAGGACTACGGCACAGCACGTAGAGGTGGAGAAGGAGAGAAAGTAAAAGGAGCTACAGTAACAATTCCTATTGATAGAGATAAGGAGTTTGTAGAAGAGATTGAGCAGAAAGATATATCACTTTTAGGTGTAGATGGACTCATTACTCGTAGAAGTGCCAATCATGCAATGCAGATGGCTAATGAGTTAGATGAGGAGTTCTTTAGAGAGTGTGTAAACTCAGGTACACAGTTCACACCATCATCAGGAACCACTGCTATTCAGGATATTATTGAGGAAGCAATTGTAACACTTGAGACACTCAAGAATGATTACATTCAGGGTATTCCGAGAAATATGTTATCAGTTCAGGTTACACCAGCTGTATATAGTCAGATGAGAAAATACCTGGATGAGAATGTTAATAACGCCAATGTTAATACAGCGGCAGAGGAGTTTACCACATTTCATGGTGTTAGATTCATGTCTACAATCAATATGCCGGAGAATGTAGAATTTATCGTGCAGGTTGACGGTTCAGTAGCTCAGCCAATTATGTCTAACCCATATTCAGCAGAGAAGATTCCAATGTCTAATGCATATGCTGTTGAGCTTTTCTTCTATTATGGAACTAAATGTGTTACACCAGAGACTATTCTCTATTACGCACCAAAGGGTGTTATCGTAGTAACATCATCTAAAGGTTCTACAAATGGAAAAACTAAAATCAGCGTAAGCCCTGCTAAGACAGGTACTAATACCTATAAGTATAAGACAGCCAAGACAGTAGATTTACCAAAGATTGGTGCTACAGTAACTGATTATACTGATTGGAATGGTACAGCCGAAATCACTGCAACAGACAATGATGAGATTGCCATTGTAGAGATTGAAGCAACCGGAAGCACTGTTGTACGTGCAGGAAAGACACAGGTACAGTCTAACACTGAGGAATAAAGGAGTGTAAATTATGCAATTACTCTTACCTACAGGAGTAATTCTTAACAGTGATAATGATATGGTTATTCAACAGCATCTTAATCATGGTGCTGTTGAATATGTTGAAGAACATAAAACTATAGACAATGAAACAATTAAGAATGAAACTGAAACTTTGCAGAAAGAAATAAAGCCAAAACGAGGACGAAAGTCTACTAAAACTGAAGCATAGAAAGGCGGTGGAATTGAATGTATCTTGATTATAACAAATATAAAGAGTTAGGTGGTACACTCAATGAAACCACCTTTAATCAGCATGAAATTGAAGTTGAAGCAAAGTTAGATTATCTGACAAATGGCAGAATCAGAAAATTAGACATCATCCCAGAAGCAGTATTTAATCTTTGCTTTAGATTAAATACAAATTTCTGGGAGCAGATGAATATAGACCAAGCACAGAATCTAACTAGTTATTCCAATGGGATTGAAAGTTTTGGTTATAGTGCAACAAACAATGAAGGAAAAAGTGTTATAGATACACAGATTATTCAGTTAGTTAATGAATACTTATGGGAGTATCCCGAATTACTTTATCGAGGTAGAAAACAATGGATGCACTAACAATAACAATAGCTAATAGATTAGCTAAAAGCGACAGTATAACTGGACTTGATGTTTGGTATAAATGCTTCTTGCATAATATCCAATATAGCATTGAGCGTGTTATGGATGTCAATGGAACACAAGTTAGTATGGGTCAAGCATTCACCATTTTAATTCCTTTTGACGATAAATATAAGCCTTATGATGAATGGAAAAATCTTGAAAATAAAGATTCTTATTATACTTTATCACAAGGAGATTATATATTTCTAAAGGAAATAAATGAAGATTTTCTACCAAATACTATCATACAGCTCAAGAATAAGCATAAAGGTATGGTGTGTGAAGTAAGAAGTATAATAGAAGTTCCTAAAAGATGCGGAGCAACTATTAGATTGAAAGTGAGTGGTGTGTAATGAGTAATGCTAAAGTTACTATTAAACTTTATAATGCACCTGCTACAGTTCACAGATTAGCTGAATCTGATAAAATAGGAAAATTCTTGGCTAGTGAATGGTCAAGATATTTTGCAAAATATACACCAATGCAAGAAGGTATATTAGCTAGTGATATTACAATAGACCCATTCAAAGTTACATATAATTCACCTTATGCTCATTACCAATGGGAAGGAAAACTATATGTTGACCCTATAACAGGCAAGGGTGCTTTCTATGATAAAGATTATGGATTCTGGAGTAGACCTGGTGTACCTAAAGTTCCAACGAATATACCTCTTAATTATAGTAAAGAACAAAATCCACTTGCAACAAGTCATTGGGAAGTTCCTGCTTTTGAGATGTACCAAAATATCGTTGCTAAAAGCGTATCTGAATATATAAGGAGAAATGTTTAAATTATGAATCTTTATAGGCAAGTAAATCAATGGTTGACTGAAAATTATGAGCCTTTAGGACATTGGATGTATTTTAACGCTACACCAATGTTTGTAGGCGCTGTAACAATGAATAGTGTACCTGGAGTTCGTATAGTACAGAAATTTATTGATGGTTCAATGAAGAAAGAACTTGCATTTGCTATAGACATGATTACAAGCTATGATATTTCAGGTACTAGCGATGTAAATATGGAAGCACTGGATGAGGTTCAGAATTTTTCCGAATGGATTGATAATCAGTCAATTGACTCCGGACCAGATTTCGGGGAAAAGTGTAACATAGAAAAAATAGAAGTACTTACCAATGCCCCAACATTATTAGTTGATACAACCAATCAGTTATCTAAATATCAATTTCAAGTAAAAATAACATATACAGAAAGGAAGGAATAAAAATGAAATTAGCACGAGAAGCATTAATGCATTACATTGATAGTTCTTTTGGAACAGGTACTGCAACATGGTTTCTTATAGGAAAAGATATTGACGATATGTCAGTAGAGCTAAATCCTGATACAGAGACCACTAAGAATATTTTAGGAGAGACAACAGTAAAAGATAATGGTTATGAGCCTAGCATGTCAGCTGACCCATACTATGCTAATCCAGAAGATAGCATATATGAGAAACTTGTGGATATTGCTATGAATAGATTAAAAGGTGATAAGTGTAAGACTCAGATTCTTGAAGTTATTATCAAGGATACGGCAGAAACCACTCATCAGGCATGGGTAGAAGATGTTATCGTGAAGCCACAATCTTATGGTGGTGATACATCAGGAGTATCAGTTCCATTTGATGTACTCTTTGATGGAAATAGAAAAGAAGGTACAGTAACTATTGCTAGTGGTGTGCCTACATTCACACCCAAAAAAGGCTAGTCAGGGTACTAGCGATATAAAGGCACAATCATTAGATGATGAACATAAAACCATTATTGATTAGATACAAGGATAAGGGTATTAATTTATCCTTATCCTATTTTTTTATAAGGAGAAAAATTATGGCAGGAATTAAAATTGAAACAGGATTAAAGACATACGATATAGAAGATGAGAATGGAAATGTAAGAGGACAAATTTCATTCAATCCTTCAGACATTAATTTATATCCTCGTGCAGAGGCAATGCAAGAACACATTAAAGATTATATCAAAGAACTTACAAGTATCAACGAAAATGAGGTTAATATAGTAAATGAGTTCGATAGGATGGATAAACTTATTAAGAATGAAATTAACACCCTTTTCGATGATGAAAATGCAAGTAAAGTTGTATTCGGAAATCAGAGTGCATTATCTTCATACAAGGGTGTAACATTTGTTGAAAGATTCTTATTAGCTTTCATGCCAATAATTAAGAAGGAAACAGAAGCTGAGTTTAAAAAGAGCATGAAACATATAGAAAAATATACAAAGCAGGTAGAGTAATATGATTGGTAAGTTACCAACAACATTGAAAGTTGATAATATTGACTATGAAATCCGCACAGATTATAGAGATATCTTAGTTATCATGCAAGCGTGTATGGATGACGAACTCACAGATATGGAAAAAATAATGGTGGTTCTTTCAATTCTTTTTAAAGATAAGATACCTAAATCAACTGGCACAGCATATGAAAAAGCTTTATGGTTCTTAGATGGAGGACAGATTCAAGCAGAACAATCATCACAGAATCAACATATGCGACCACAATTATACGATTGGGAACAGGATGAGCAGATTATTTTTTCCGCTATTAATAAAATTGCCGGATATGAGGTAAGAGATGTTAAGTACATGCACTGGTGGACATTTATCGGATTATTCAATGAGATTGGTGAAGGTATGTTCTCTACTGTAGTTCGTATTCGAGAAAAGAAAGCAAAGCATAAAAAATTAGAGAAGTGGGAACGTACTTTTTATAATGAGAATAAAGATATTATAGATTTAAAGAAGCGTAAAAATAAGCGTAGTCAGGCAGAAAAAGACGCTTTGGATGCGTTAATTGGATAGAAAGGAGGTGTATATATAATGGCAGATGGTAAAGTTGTAATTGAGACCGGATTGGATTCTACTGGGTTAAAAAAAGAATTAAACAATCTCAAACCTCAGTTTACAGAAATGGGAAACACTGGAACCAAAGCTATGAACCAGATAAGTAATAGCATGAATGGTGCAACTAAATCTATGGGTTCTTTAAAAAGTTCCTTAAAAGGAATTATTGGCACATTAGGTCTTGTATTTAGCTTGAAAGCTCTTATTAATTTTGGTCAACAGGCTGTTAATGTGGCATCAGATTTAACTGAAGTTGATAATGTGGTGCAAAAAGCATTTGGAAATATGCGAGGTGAGATGGATGCTCTTGCAGATAGTTCCATTAAGAATTTAGGAATCTCAAGATTGGAAGCTTATCAAACTGGCTCTACCTTCATGGCAATGGGAAAGTCAATGCTAACCTCCTCACAAGATGCTAAGAATATGGCATTAAATTTGACAAAATTAAGTGCTAATATGGCATCTTTTTTCAATACCTCCAATAAATATGCCGCAATTGCATTAAAATCTATATATACTGGTGAAACAGAGACATTAAAGCAATATGGTGTTGTTATGACTGAAGTAAATTTAAAACAATTTGCTTTAGCTCAAGGTATTACAAAATCATATAATGAGATGTCTCAGTCTGAGAAAGTAATGCTTAGATACCAGTACGTTATGCAACAGCTTGGATATATAGGGGATGACTTCATTGATACTCAAGATTCATGGGCTAATCAGACAAGAGTATTGAAAGAACAGTGGAAAGAATTTTTAGGTGTATTAGGCACTGGAATAATCACTGTATTAACTCCTTTAGTTAAAGCACTTAATATGATTATGGGTCGTATGATTGCTATAGCTAAATCTATAGGTTCTGTACTATCCAACGTATTTGGTATACAGGTTCAAAGTGCTAATCAAGTTAGTGGAGCTATATCAGACACAGCAGGTGCCTTTGATGATGCTACCACAGCAGTTGGTGATTATGATAAAGCTACTAAAAAAGCATCTAAGACAGCTTCAAAATCATTAGCCGCTTTTGATAAATTAAATAATACAATGACTTCACAGTCTGATGGTGATGCAGGCGCAGGAGGTGCCGGAGGGGGCGGTGGTCTTACAACACCGGACATTAGCTCAGGCACAAATTCTGTTATAGACCAAGCAAATTCTAAAATTAATACAGTTTTAGATGGTATGAAGAAACGATTATTAGAGCTTGTAGATTTACTTAAAAAAGGTTTCAAAAATGGATTAGGAACTGATTTTGATGCTAGTATCAAAAGAACTCAGAAACATCTTGCAAGTATTGGTAAACAATTACAAGATATATTCACTAATCCGAATGTTATAAATGCGGCAAATAATTGGGCTAATAATGTTGCATATGCTTTAGGACAACTTGCAGGAAGCATGGTTAGTATAGGTCAAACAATAGTTGAAAATCTGGTTGGTGGAGTTGATAGCTTTTTATCAAAAGACAGTGGATATATTACTGACAGAATAGTTGGATTATTTGATATATCAAGTAAAGTAGCTCAGATTACCGGAAACTTATCAACAGCTATAGCTGAGATATTTACTGTATTTAGAAGTGATACAGCTAAAAATATAACTGGAGATTTCATGGGAATTAATGCAGATTTAGCATTAGGTTTTATGGAATTAACTGGAAGATTATCTTCCGACTTATATAATTTAATTGCTCAACCTATTATTGATAATAAGGATAAAATTCAACAAGCTGTAATGGGATTGCTTGAACCTATATCTATTGCAATGGACACCATTCATGGTGCAATAAAGAATACATTTGAACAGATTTTTAACGTGTATGATGAATATTTAGCACCTGCTTTTCAAAATATAACAGATGGATTTAGCAGTTTAGTAGGTAGTCTTTTAGATGTATGGAATAGTCAAGTAGCTCCATTTTTAACAACAGTAGCAACAGAAATCCAAACATTGTGGGAAACTCATCTCCAACCTTTTGTCAATAATTTAATTACACTTGTTGGAAAGATAGTACTTGCAATAAGTGAATTATGGAAAAATGTACTTGAACCATTGATTGCATGGATTGTTGCTAATGTAGTTCCGGTTATAACTCCTATTTTGGAAACACTGGTAAAATATGTATCATCAATTATAGGAACTATAGCTGATATTTTATCAGGCATGATGGAAACTCTTAGTGGAATTATAGATTTTATCACAGGTGTATTTACAGGTGATTGGTCATTAGCATGGCAAGGAGTTCAGGAAATATTCACAGGAATTTGGAATGCATTAACTGGATTCATCTCAGGTATATGGTCAACAATTAAGTCAATTTTCACCGGAGCAATTTCAGTAATTGTGCAGTTTATAAAAACTGGATTCAATGCGGCAAAGACTGCTATTACAACAATTTTTGGGGGTATTAGAAGTTTCATCTCAAATACATGGAATGGCATCAAGTCTGTTGTACTGGGAATTGTTAATGCTTTAAAAAATGGTATAACTGCGGCTTTCAATGGGATAAAATCAGTTATTACAAGCGTGATGAATACTATATCATCTGTTATATCCAGAGTATGGAATGCTATCTGGGGTACAATTAAGAGAGTTATTAATTTTATTCTGAGCGGTATACAGAGCATGGTTAATGGAATAATTGGAGGTTTTAATTCTATGATTAGAGCACTTAACCATTTACATTTTAGCATTCCAGCTTGGGTTCCTGGATTAGGTGGTAAGTCATTAGGATTTAATCTCAGTACTATATCAAGTGTTAGCTTGCCTAGACTTGCAACTGGAGCGGTGCTTCCAGCAAATCAACCGTTCTTGTCTGTTGTGGGTGACCAGAAACATGGAACTAATATTGAAGCCCCATTGGATACGATTAAGCAAGCATTGAAAGAGACTTTGCAAGGCATGAATATGACAGATAATTCACCAATAGTTATTGAGATTGATGGAAAAGAAGTATTTAGAGCTATTAGAAATCAAGATAAGCAGTTTATAAAACAGACTGGTAAAAGTGCATTTTCTTATTAAGGAGGAAAAGTATGAGTTATAATGGATATTTAATTAAAATAGGTACTTTTACTTTTCCCCTCAAGCACATTGAGTATGGAACATACAAAGTGAAAGTAAACGGACAAGATATAGATAGTTTCCGAAATGCAAACGGAATATTAACAAGAAACGCTTTAGAGCACATGCCTTTATCAATATCATTTGATATATTAGATGGTCTTGACAATGAAACTTTTGAAAAAGATATAATGAAGCCTATGCGTGACAGATATGAAAATAGTAATGAAAAAGATGTTACTATGGAAGTATTTGTACCCGAAATAAATGATTATATTACTCAAAAAGTATATAAGGTTGATACTGAATTTACGATAGATGATATTGAAGAAAATTTAGTTTACTATGATACAGTATCATTTGAATTTGTAGGTTACTAAAAAGGAGGATGTATGATAGATTATAAATATTATGATTTATTTGATAAGTCATCTGTTGATAAACAACTAAAAATTGTATGTCAAGATGGAACTATTTTGACAAATAAAAATTTCTCATCTACATCCAGTGATTTCTCACTGTCGGAGTCATTATGCTCCGACAGTAAGTTATCGTTTGGTAAATGTGAATCCGCTTGCCTAAAAATCAAAATAGCTAATACAGTAAATTCATTGAAAGGTCAAACGTTACAAGTTACCGAAACTTTAGCTAATAAAGATGATGTACCATTTAAAATTGGTACATATATAGTTGATGAAGATACACTGACAAGCGATAAAAAATATAGAAATATTACGGCTTATGATAGATTATACTCAATATCATCCATGAATGTAAGTGATTGGTATAGTAAGTTATTTCCTAGCAAGCAAGTGCCCTTAATTAGATACGAAAATGTTACCAAAGAATGGACATATACTGGTATAGATGGCAAAGAAATAACAGAGTATTATGAGGAACTTGAACCCATTACTTATTATCAAACTGAGTATGAGTCTATAACACTAAAAGCTTTTAGAGACTCATTTTTTAAGTATATTGGATTAACTCAGCAATCAACCACATTGGTTAATGATGATATGAAAGTATCCAAATCAGTAGATGATATTGACTTGACTGCTAAAGATGTACTTGAAGCAATCTGTGAGATTAATGGAGTCTTTGGAAAAATGTCCAGAGATGATGTATTTACATATGTAGAGCTAAAACCATTTTCAAGAGGATTATTCCCAAGCAAGACTTTATACCCGAATAAATCATTATTTCCTAGAAAACCTGGAAATGTTGATACTCGTAGATTAGAGATGGGCGAATATAAGACACTTCAGGTAGGAGATACTAATTTTGAACAGATTACAAAATTACAAATACGCCAAAGTGAAGATGATATTGGTTATATTGCTGGGGATGATACTGGAGTAACTTATATTATTCAAGGTAATTTTTTAACATATTCATCAGGGACTGAGGAATTAAAGACTATTGCCAATAATGTTCTTTCTAAAATATCTAAAGTAATTTTCAACCCAGTAAACATTACATTGCAAGGTAACCCTTGTGTGGAGACTGGTGATACTATTAGAATAATAGACACGAATAATAACGTATATAAGTCTTATGTATTACAAAGAACATTAACCGGCATTCAAATGATTATGGATAGCATTATATCGGAAGGTGACCAGTCTCTTGCAGAAGTTAATGGTATACATCACGACATTCTCAAGTTACAAGGAAAAACGAATGAGTTATCTCGTCTTATTGAAGGCACATCCTCTATTTTAAATGATTATGCTAAAGGATTAAAATCCGAAATAGCACAAAAGACAGACTCAATAAAACTTGATGTATCAAAATCATTCGCTGTCACTAATGATACAATTAAGAAAGTGCAAGCAGACCTGGAACTTAAAATTGATAAAGATGATAATGGTCAGATTATATCAATGATTAATGCAAGTGCAGATGTTATTAATCTAACTGGTAATCGCTTGACACTTGGGTCTGATAATTGTACAATTACAAAGGACGGAACTATAACAGCTAAAAATGCTTTACTAAGTGGTTCATTCCAGTGTGGAGACTATGCGAGCAAACAGGGACAATTTTTCTATGCATCTGATACAGGAGATTGTAGTGCTCAGACATTAAAGCTATATACAAGCTTAGGTATAGGTACAGAGGTAGGGACTGACCAATATTTTGCAGAAATGACATCCTCTCCAGATGAATTTTTAGCCTACTTTGGATTAGCTTCAAGCAACTATATGCGTATGAGAATAGATGCATCCACGACCACTGTTGAAGGCTATGATGGTGAGAGAAACACCGCATGGCTAACAATGTATGGAGATGTATGGAATGCACAAAGTACAGGAAAAGACACCACTTGCCTGGACAATAATTTAGTTATAAATGGAAAATTCCAAGTTAATGGTAATTCATATTTTAATGTATCACAGACTATATTAAAGTCAGCTTGGCGAGGTGACGGATATCCTGCAATGATTCAGATGGGACACGAGCTTACATTTCAATGGGATGGTGGTAGCCTATATGTATATGTGGATAAAACACAAATAGGGCGTGTTAATATATCTTAGCATAATAAGAACTTAATGAAAGGAGAAATTAAACATGGAAAAACCCGCAAGCTTATTAATCCAAGAAACAAGAAACAAAATAATCAATATCTTAAATGAGTCTAAATTACATCCAAGCATACTTGAATTAATTATGAAAGACATAATGAATGATGTTACCAATGCTTCAACAAAAGTTAAAAATAAAGAACTGGAGGAGTACAATAACAAAGTACTTGAAGAAGCAAAAAATAATGCAGAAGACGAGCAAACACAAAATAATGCAGAAGATGAAGATAAGGAGGAATAAATTATGGCCTTTGTTGATGATTATAGTCCAATTAACTTTATAGATTTACCCAATGAGACCACTCCCATTGATGCTGAGAATCTTAATAAGATGGACAGTCAAATTAAAAATTAAGCACATTTGCTTCAACTACAGACCCTGAAACAACTGAAGATAGATTGAGTGCATTAGAAGAAAAAACTAATTCACTAAAGGAAGATTTATCCAACAAAATCACAAAGTTCTACGCATCAAATCAAGGTGAAACCCATCTTGCCGATTCTGACAATGGAAAGATTCAAGATATGATGATATATGGCAAATCCTCACAGGATGGAACACCAACCCCAGAGAATTCAGTTGAGATTAAGAGCGTTGTAAATCCAACAGTAAAACTACTTGGAAGTAATATCTTAAAAATTAGAGATGGTGAATATCAAGATGTTGGATGTACCATTACTGTAAGCAACGGAGTTATAAAATTAAACGGAACATCTACCGATAATAAACGTATTTACTTGCCAATAGATACCCCATCTATGCTTAAAGAAGGAACTGAAATTATATTTTGTCCAAATAATATAGGAGGCACTGAACATTTAAACAAATGCTACGTTGATTATAGCAACGAGAACACAAAGAGCCTTTCAATTGCAAGCAATATTGTCAATACACCTTATGTAATTACAAGACAAGATGCTAGGTATGAATTTAAGTTATCTATTAAAATTACAGGAGGAAATACTTTCAACAACGAAACATGGAAGCCACAAATCTTAATAGGTAAACAAATTACTCCATTTGAGCCATACAAAGAACAATCAATACAGTTGCCAATAACATTAAATGCTATTCCAGTCTCAAGCGGTGGTAACTACACTGACCCGACTGGTCAGCAGTGGATTTGTGACGAGGTGGACTTGGAGAGAGGGGTGAAGGTACAAAGGGTGAAGACATTAGTTTTCTCTGATGGCTCAGCGTTTAGTAGAGAAGATACCTCGAACGGTTATCGCTTTTCCGCTAACGCTAACGATTTAAGGCCAGCAGATACTACAACTGCTGATTCAAGTGCATTTTGCTCTGCTTTAAAACTTGATAAACCTGACGCCACATGGACTACAACTAATGTCTTTACAATCAACATAAAAATTTACGTTAGGTTTGAAAACATCACCACGCTTGATGAGTTACAGCAGTATCTACAACAAAACCCCATGACGATAATTGCAATCCTCGCCACCCCCATCGAAACCCCGCTCACTCTCGCCGAACTTGCCGATTTTAATGCATTTATAACCTATTATCCAGTAACAAACATCAGCGTCAATTCAGAACAGCTTGACGGATATACAGTATTTAATTATCCGATTAGCATGGCTAACGGATGGAACTATGTTAAACAACAGTTAAATGACAACCGAGATTACATATATGATATGGATACACAATCGACAGAAGCATATGTAAATTCAGAGTATGCAGTAGCACTTACAGAATTGGAGGTATAGAAGATGTTATACAGAGCATTATTAAAACTTAAAGAAAGAAACGGACTGACAGACGATTTAAAGAACAAGATTGATATTTTCTTCGCAACTGATAGAATTACTGAGAAACAGTACAATGAGTTGATGAATGTTAATAAGGAAAAAGAATCGAAAGCGGAAACTAATTACTAAAGGAGGGCTAAAACAATGAAAAGAACAATGAAAAGAACAATAATAGCTATGGTGATTGCAATGGCGGGTTTTAATGCTGTACCAGTATCAGCTTGTACACCACCACTTAATCCGCCATCTGTGAAGATTCCAGATATCAATTTCGAGCCCGATGGTGCTTTAAAAGACGCAATCGACAACGCCGTAAAAAACTGGCTTGAAAAATGTGTACTTGGTACTCCGACAGTGAAATATGCATCTTACTACAAGAGTGCATCAAGGTATTTTCATTACAGTCACGTAGCAGTCAAGTGGTCAGAGGTCGAAAACGCAACAACCTATAAGGTGCGTATCACAAAAGCCGATGGAACTTACAAAGAATTTGATACAACACATACATCATTTTACTCTACCAATTACAATGATGATTTTATCGCAGATGGTATGGACGGAGCTACAGTAAGCGTCAAAGCTTATGGCGATAACGATACGTTTGGCTGTTGGTCAGATGATACTAATATTACGAGATTTAGATACTAGGAGGGGGGATAGCATGATAAGAGGTAGAAATAGAGGCTTTAATTAATTACAGAGAGCCATTGACAATTGTAATATGTGGTTAATGCAAGAAGGAATAATTTAATATGAGAAAAACATATAGAATTTTAGTGCAAAGTTTGAAACGCTTATATCAAGCTGACCCTCAACGGGTCACCAAGAAAGATATTGATAAGCGATTGAAAAATGGAACAATAAATAAAGAAGAATATGATTATATTCTTAATTAATATCAATTAATGTATGTACAAATTGAACTTAAAATGTTATAATACATAAAAAGAAAGGAGAATTGTAATTATGATTTTAGTTGGTTCAGCTAGGCATGATGAAAGAGGAAAGTACTCAGGTGGAAAAGCTGGTGACCAGACAGGTCAGGAAGTAACGACTCAAAGATTCTATATCCATCGAAAAGGTTGGAATGTGTTGAGACCCAAATCTGTAAGTCATGCAAATGCTATTGGAACAAAAATGTATAATGCTTGTGGTAATCCTAATATAGGATATGACCAATACAATCGGTTAGGTGTGGTAACACATGGCATTGGTACTACTACACCAACAGAATGTGATTGCTCATCACTTGCTAGGGAGTGTGTTAAAGAAGCTACTAATGTAGACCCAGGAAATTTCACTACAGCAAATGAGAAATCAAAGTTATTAGCTACAGGATTATTTGACAATCTTGGTCAGTATAGAAGTGGAATGAAGCTGTATAAAGGAGACATTCTTGTTACTTGCACTAAAGGACATACAGTGATAGTAACAAGCTCTGATTATTCCAGAGATACATCTTCGCCTAAACCATCTGCTCCTGCAGTTAGTAATGAATACTATCATGTAGGTACCAACTATACACTGCAAACTGAGCTTAAAGTTCGTACAGGGGCAGGCACTAATTATAGAGCTAAAAGACATTCAGAATTAACTTCTGGAGGCAGGGCACATGATAACGACAATGATGGAGCATTAAACAAAGGAACTGTCGTAACTTGTCAGCAGGTCACAAAAATCGGAAATGATGTTTGGATTAAATGTCCATCCGGATGGCTTGCCGCATACTATCAAGGACATAGATATGTCAGTTAGTAGGTGATATATGATTTCAATAGTTGTAGCATTAATAACTGGAGGATTATCCTTCATTGGGATTATATACACATCTAAGCAACAGCATAGTATCACGGTTGAAGAAGTCAAAAATGAAGTAGCTCTTATAAAGAAGGATATTAAGAGTTTAGAAGAAAAGCAGGATAAGCATAATTCATTAATTGAACGAGTCTATGACATTGAAGCCACATTGAAAGTTATGGACACTCGTGAGAGAGTAAGTGAACATCGAATTGAAGATTTAGAGAAAAAAGAAGGTGAATAAAATGAAAAATCTTATATTAAGTGACAAAACATATAGCTTGTTAAAATGGGTAGCATTAATTCTGCTTCCTGCATTAGGTACTTTGTACTTTGCACTTGCAAGCATATGGGGACTACCTTTTGGCGAACAGATTGTTGGTACTATCACAGCAGTTGATACTTTTTTAGGTGCAATTTTGGGTATTAGTACTAACAATTATAAGAAAAATGGAGGAACTAATTAATGGAAGAAAAGGACAGCTTAGCTAGTGAGCTTTTACATTTAGTAAAAACTCAAGCTCGTAGATGGTTTATTGCATTTATTGTGATACTTATAATGTTATTTGCCACGAATCTTGCATGGCTATATGCATGGAATCTACCTAGTGAAGAATCAACTTCTGAGTCTTATGACATACAATCGGAAGATAATGGAAATGCAGTATATAAGGAAAGTGGAGGTGTTCATATTGGCACGAGTGAAGGTGACGAAAACTAGAACAGTAAAACGTACCAACAGACCTCGTTCAAGAAGAAGGTCGAAGAGGTAATCAATGACAATTTCAGAATTTACCAAACCCGAACTTGACTATTTTAGACAAAATTGTAATTTTGTAAATCTTGAAATAAAATTGTTTGAAGAAAGAGCTAAAGGAATTTCATTAGAACAAATTGCTGAAGATTTACATATATCTTATGATTATGCTAGACAGTTAAGTAGAAAAGTTAATAAGAAGATTCTCAAAGTCTTATAATAACACATATAGTACACATTTAACACATTGTTAGATGTGTACTTTTTTATTATATTAAAGTTAAGAAGGAGGAAATATTTATGACAGTTGAAGATATTTTTGATAATTTGGTTTCTAACGAAAAATTAAATACAATTCCTTCAGCTTACATTGTTAAAATTGCTTTAGAGACCATTAAACTATTAGAGCAAAATAATTTAATAGATTTGGAGGATACACATGAATCCATATAATAATTATAATATGGGGATGAATAATTTCTATCCCAATCAATTTTCAACATTAACTCAACCTCAAATGTCCACGCAAAATCTTATTAGAGTCAATGGCATTGATGGAGCTAAAGCTTATCAGATGTCAGCTAATAGCACAGTCGCATTATTTGATACAAATGAAGATATAATGTATGTAAAGTCGACAGATGGCGCTGGCTTTCCTTCTATAAGGACATTCTCATTTACAGAAATAAAAGAAAATACAAAAGTATCACAAAATACTGATTATATAAGTAGGCAAGAATTTGAAGATTTTAAAAAGGAGTTGATGAACAATGGCAAGCAGTCTATTTCAAGGTCAAAATCAAACCTCACAGATAAGCCCACAGATAATTAGTCAAGCTAAATCAATGATGAATAATCTAAATCAGGTTAGAGGAATTATAGGAATGTTAAATGGCAAAGGAATGAATCCGGAGCAAGCGGTTCGTTCCATTTGTAAAGAAAGAGGTATAAATGTAGATGAATTTATGTCTCAGCTAAAATAAGGATTTTGCAAAATCAATATAAATATTAAAAAAAAATGGAAGGAGAATACTACTATGACAGATGGAGTATCTTTAGCAGACATTGCCGCTGTTACTGACAACAATAAAGATGGTATGTTTGGTGGTGCAGGCGGTGGCGGAATGTGGATTTTCGCACTTTTAATCCTCTTACTTATTGGCGGAGGTGGTTTCTTTGGTGGAAACAGGGGAATCAACGGAGAACCAGTTACAGAAGCAGGACTTTGTAATGCCATGAATTTTAATAATCTTGAAAATTCAGTTGGTAGATTAAATGATAACCTTCAGCATGACTATCAGGGATTACAGAATGGAATCTGTAATTTAGGTTACGAAACACTGAGAAACTTCAATACAGTTCAGCAACAGGTTGCTGATTGCTGCTGTACAACACAGAGAGCTATTGATGGTGTTAATTATAACGGAGCTATTAACACTGCGGCTATTAACGCTAATACAACAGCTCAGACACAGAAGGTTCTTGATGCTATTCAGCAGAATAAGATTGATAGCTTACAGGCTCAGGTCAACCAGCTTCAGCTTCAGTCCGCTATGTGTGGTGTAGTTAGATATCCTAATGCAACAACATACACAGCAGGTATGAACCCTTACTGGAATCAGTCATGTTGCAACAACGGTTGTAACATTTAAGTCATTTTTAGACAAGGTTTGATATTATAGAGGAATGCCTTGTCGGTGTTCCTCTTTTTTGATGAAAGGAGATAATAATATGAGTTGTAAATCAGGAATTTATGTGGTTAATACTACAGCAGGAACATCTATTGGTATTGGTGGTACTTATGTACCATCTACAGTAATTAGGCGATATGGAAAGTATTGTCAGTTAGGTGGTAATGGTGTATCAATCGGTAATTGTCAAGGTGGAGCTGGGTATTATGATGTAAATGCCTCTGTATCAGTAACCGCAAGTGCCATAGGAAATATCACTGCTACACTTTTCAAAGATGGAGCACCGGTACAAGGAGCTACAGCTATCGCAACAGCAACAGCAATAGGTGATGTTGTAACACTTCCTATATCAGCTCTTGTAAGATTAAACTGTGATTGTGATACAGCTAATCTTACAATAGTTATTGGAGGTCAGGCAGTAACTGCTCAGAACCTTGCGTTTGTTGTAAAAAAGGAGTGATAAGCTATGAGAAAAATTAATAAATATATAGACCATATTAAAGATGAAGTTGATGGAGCAGAGGAATATGCGGAAAAGTACATTGAATTGAAAGTTAATAACCCTCAATGGGCTAAGCTTTACCATGATATGAGTAATCAAGAATTACTGCATGCTCAGAATTTCAAAGAAATGGGAGAATCTATATATGCGGAAATGAAGAATACTTATATGCCGGAAGAAACAGAAGAAAGATGGGAACATTGTATACGCAAATATGCAGACAGAGTAGCTAAAATTAAAGTGATGCTATCAATGTAGGTGAATATATGACATTTAATGAGAGTATTCCTATTGCAAAAGAACTTGCAGAAAATGAGCTTGCTAAACATTTTGATGTTGATGCTTTTATAATTCTTGCACTTGTAGATAAGATGAATATTGATTTAGTTCCGGATAGCAATGTGGATGAAGCCATTACAGATATTCAAGACTTGTTCATTAACTACATGAAAAATAGAAGTATAAGCAATCTTGAAGCATTAATGTCTACTATTAGGAAGATGTTAAGTGAATTATATCACACTTGCACACCGGAAGAGAAAGAAATATTCACTAAGTATCTATCTAATTTGGAAGATATAGTACAGACAGCTAATGTATAAGAATAGAGAGGACAAAAATCCTCTCTATTTTTTTATTTTAATGTACATAAAACTATTGACAATAATAGTTTTATGTATTACAATATAAGTACATTAAATGAAAGGAAAAATAACATGATATATTCAACAACTTTACAAAACGATATAGAAAAATGGTGGAAGCATTTGGATAAAGTTATGACAGTTGCAGAAAGTTTAGATGATATAAAAATAGGCGATTGTACATTTAGACCTTGGGGGGATAAACATCATTACAATATGAAAACTAAATGTACATCAACTTATTTAAGAACTTTTCAAAGTACTGAACCGGTTGAGAATACAAAAGGAGAAACAGTATATCCCATATTAGATGTGTATATTGATATCTGTAAAGGAAGAAAATATACGTCTTATAAAAAAGTTAGATGCCATTGCTCTTGTTAAAAAGGAGGAAATAATAATGATTAAAATAAAAATAGGAGAACCCGAAAAGCTTTCCAACAATATACTCGTTAAAAAATCAGCGTTTGTAAGTTTTGATTATAATCCAGATATTGTTTCTTTTATCAAGCAAATGGGAACAAGAGTTTACAATCCGGATAATCATACTTGGGAAATGCCTATAAACAATATAATAGGTTTGTGCAATAAATTTGAAAATGAAGAAATCAAAGTTGAAGGTACTTATGAAGATTTACACAAGCATGAATTTGAGATTGATATTCCAAAGGATTATATATTTAAAACAAAGCCTTTCACTCATCAGATTGATGGTGTAAGATTTGGTTTGAATAAGAAAAAATTTCTCTTATGTGATGACCAAGGACTTGGAAAAACAAAGCAGATTATAGATTTTGTTGGTTGTCTTGAAAAAACTGATACAATCAATAAGGTACTTATCGTCTGTGGTGTAAACTCTCTCAAATATAACTGGCAATATGAAATTGGTGTACATTCAGATGAAAAAGGATGGGTACTTGGTACACGTTTTAGAAAGACCACTAGAAAAGCTTATGAAGGAAGTACAAAAGATAAGCTTGACGATTTAGACAATCTTCCAGATTGCAGATATATTATAACAAACATTGAGTCACTTAGAGCAGGAGCTAAAAAGATATCCAAAACAAAATATCATTTTCCGATTGCTGAAAAATTACAAGAATTATGCAAAAATGGAACAATCTCAGTAATTGCTTTTGATGAATGCCATAAGTCAAAAGACCCTACATCTTTACAGAGTAGAGCAATGTTATTATTATCTGCTTCATATATGTCAGCTATGAGTGGTACACCTTTGATGAACAATCCACTTGATTTATATTTTCCAATACATTGGCTAGGATATGAACAGCATAGTTTATATCAATTTAAACAGCACTATTGCACATTAGGTGGCTGGGGTGGTTCACAGGTTGTAGGTTATAAAAATCTTGAAGAAATAAGAGCATTAATGGAAAAAATAATGATTAGAAGATTGAAGTCAGAAGTTCTTGACTTACCTGAAAAGATTAGAAAGATTGAATATGTTGATATGACATCTAAGCAAAATCAAATCTATAAAGAAGTATATAATGGTGTTATGAGTGATTTGCAGAAAATCAAATTTTCAAATAATCCACTTTCAATGATGATTAGATTAAGACAAGCAACTGGATGGACTGGTATTATATCAGATAAAGTTCAAGAGTCAGCTAAAATGGATAGAATGGTTGAATTAGTGCAGGAAATTGTTGCAAGTGGACAGAAAGCTATTATTTTTAGCAACTGGGAAAGTATGACAGAAGTTGCAAGAGAGAAATTGAAATCTTATAATCCAGCTTATATCACAGGTGCAACTAAAGCAGATGAAAGAATGAAAGAAGTTGACAGATTCCAAACTGATGATAAATGTAGAGTTATAATAGGTACTATTGGGGCTATGGGAACAGGTCTTACTCTTACAGCGGCACAAAATGTTATCTTTTTAGATTCGCCTTGGAATATGGCTCTTAAAGCACAGGCAGAAGATAGAGCACATAGAATTGGTACAAAAGGAACAGTTAATATCATTACTCTTGTATGCAAGAACACCATAGATGAGAGAATTGAGGAACTTGTTGAAAAGAAAGGACAAATTGCAGATGCATTAGTAGATGGAAAAGCAAGCGTTGATGATATAAATTTCTTACTATCATAAATAAAAAATACATAAAACTATTGACATTAATGGTTTTATGTATTACAATATTAACAAAGCAACATATATATCATTTTTGGAGGATTAAAAATGAAAATTTACAAAGTATTTAAAAATTCACATAAAATATTAGCATATGTGAAAGTAAGTGAAAATGCTTGCAAAACAATATTTGATACATCATATGCCGCTCTACAATTAGTGAGGTATAATTATAATGATGATAGTATTAATGGAACACAGTTAGTTGATGTGGGTGAATCACTTGAACCTGGTGTGCCTATACTTACGATATGTGCAGGAAAAAGGAGGTGATAATATGTCAGAAAAATTTTCAACAGCAAGAGCCGCACAGATACTTGATGTATCTACAAAGACCATTATTAGATGGTATAAATGGTATAACTCAAAATACTATGAGAAACCCGTAGGTTTAGTTTTACCTAAACCCGAAATTGATAATCGAGGTACAATGCTATTCACATTAGCTCAAGTACAGGAGTTAAAACGATTTTCTCAGTTATTAAAAACTGAGTATCGTGGATGCATGGCAGAATTTAACGCTATGTATCAGTGGGGAAAACGTGGTACTCAGATTTTACAGCTTGGTAAACAGTACAAGAACAAGAAAAAGAAGGAGACATTAAATGAGTAGAAGAGATGGATTTGACTTGTCAAAAATTATTGATGAATATAAAGAGTCAAAAGATAAAGAAAATGCACTAAAGAAAGTAAATAATGCTCTTAGTGAGAGTATTAAGGATTATATGTATGAGCATGATATGAGTTCAACAGATTCAGAGAAATACACTGCTACATTGACGAGAAGCGATAAAGAATCACTAAATGAGGATTTAGCAATTGAAATCATAAAAGAAAATCTCAGTGGTGCATTGTTATCGTCTGTTATTAAGCAGAAAGAATATATTGACGAAGATGCTTTGGAAAAACTTGTATTCAATGGACAGTTTGATATTAACAAACTAGCAAAAGCTAAGATAACAAAGACATCTTATACATTAAGAGTCACAAGAAGAAAGGAGTGATGATATATATGGACGGTTATAGAGAAAATTGTATAGAATGGATAACAGGTGAGGATACTATTACACTTTCAATTAGTCAAAAGAAATTCATAACTAAAATTGAGTCATTATGTAAGAAACATCCTGACAAAGCTAAAATTATAACTTATAATAATGATGGCAGTATTTTAGCTAAATTACCACTTAAAGCATTAAAGCTTTCTATAATTGAAAAAGAACTTACAGACGAACAAAGAGAAGAAATGGCACAAAAAGCCAAAAAGAGATTTCACGGAGGTAACTAAGAATGAGTAAAATTTGTAAATATGCAGGAGACCCAACAGACGAGTATTGCAAGAATTGTGATGGTGTGACAATGGAGGTAGATGGCAATTCTATTTCATGTACTGAGTGTGCAGGCTATGAAGCAGGTAAAGAGGAAACAGATACTAATGAAGAGGTTATGAATCGTCCTGTTGAAGAGACAGAAGATGCATCTGTTGAGGAGACAACAAACAACGTAGAAAAATCAGTCGAAGAAACAAGTAAAACTGAAAAGAGTAACAACAATACAGCTAATAACAAAAATGTAAAATCTGCCTCAAAAAACAAAGAAACAATCAACAAAAAAGAGGATAAAGCTGTTAAAGTTAAAGAAGAGAAGAAAGCAGTTGAGACAACTAATGACATCAAAGTGGTATCTATGAGATATACATCCGGTGCTACAGTTAAAAAAGGAGATAATTATTTCAAATTTATAGCTGAGGAAGAGTGGGATGTATCACAGACAGAACAGAACATTGATGATATAAGAGAACAGTTGTGGGCTAAACTTAATGCAGAAGTAGATGCTCAGATTGAGGAATTAAATTCAATCAATTAAGTATTGTAATTTATTTATTCATATGTTATAATAAATGTACAGCGTGAGAGACACGCAACAGCTGATATTAGGTTGGCGGACTTAATATCTGTAACAACTTAATATCAGTTAGTAGATAAGTTATACATCTTGAACCGCCATTCAATTTGTATAACTTATTTTTATTTTAGAAAGGAGAACTTCAATGCAAATGGTACACAATGAAAATTATATAACAATTCAAGGTTGGATGATTAATGAATTAGGATTAAAAGGAAACTCATTAATTATATATGCTACTATTTATGGATTTTCTCAAACTAATAATTGTGAATTTACAGGCAGTGCTAATTATTTAGCTCAATGGTGTGGGTGTTCCAGACAGACAGTTATGACAGTACTTAATAAACTGATTGCAGACAATTTGATTATAAAACATGAAGAATTTAGAAATAATGTAAAGTTTTGCTCATATGGTGTAAATTTGACAGGATGTCAAAAATCTTTACAGGGGGATGTCAAAAAATTTGACAGGGGGATGTCAAAAAATTTGACAGGGGGATGTCAAAAATCTTGACATAATAATATAGATAAAAACAATAG